TCTCTGAAGCTGAGACTAAGGTTTTGGTTCGCGTGGGCGCTATGTATGCTCGCTATTCAGAGCGGATCAGCAAGCTTCCAAAGCACTTGCAGGATACTTTTTTGGCTGATTTAGACGCTGCAATTGAAAATCGTTTGAAGGTTTTGGAGAGAGCGAAATAATGGAAACAGCAACCATCGGGATTGACAAGCGGTTCGGTGAAGAATTTGAGGGAATCTATGAGTTTCGTCAGGTAACTCAGGGAGAATATGAGCGAGTTCTCGTTAGCTTTATGGATGCTCTCGGCAAAATCGCCAAGCAGGATATTCTCAAAGTCAACCGTGAAATCCTCTGGATCGCCCTAGTTAAGCAGCCAGAAAACAAGCCGTTGTCAAAGGATCGCGTGGTTCAGGGTCAATTGCCCTACGGTCTCAGCATCAAGCTTCAAGGGGCTTACGACAAAGTCAATGGGATCGAGGCTGAGGAACAGCGTTTTTTATCAGAGCCGTCAGGCAGCGTAAACCAAACGCTAGACTCTCCAAGTTCGTCTTCTGCGAGCGATTTGGATGGACAGAAGCAGAGTACAACGCAACCAGCCAAAGAACCATCGTTGAATTTACAACAATCCTAAACGCGCTTGAGGCGATGGCTGAGGAAGAGCGTCAAAAAGCGGAAAAGGAGGCAAAAAGACGTCTGTAGAAATCTCATTGGACGTGGATGGAATTGAAGAATTCCAAGCTGCCATGTCCAAGCTGGATAGTGGACTGCAACGCCATGTGCACCGGTATCTCGCTAGCTTAGCGGCTGACGTCAAAGCTGAAGCCAGGCGTCTTGTTCCCGTGAGGACTGGTTACCTTAGGAGCACGATTTATGCAAGGATTCAGGAGTGGGTTGCGGAGATAGGCGCTGAGGCGACTTATTCTTTTTTCGTTGAGTTTGGCACTCGGTATATGCAGGCTCAGCCGTACCTGTGGCCAGCGATTCAGCAGTATCTTCCGCAACTTGAGAATATAATCTGTCAAGCTATCGATGCGGCTAGGGCGGAGGCGGGTCTATGAGCTTTCGCGAGATAGCAGTGACAATAAGAGCAGTGAATAGAGCTAGTTCTGAATTTTCGCGTATTCAGACTGATGCTGAAGCTCTCGCTGTCAGGGTGAAAAGCCTTGGTGCAGCACTTGCAGGTTTGGGCGCGGCTGGGACCGTGATCGGGTACATGGCAAATCAATTCGGTATTTTGAATGATGAGCAGGCTAAGGTTTTCAATTCCGTTATGATGGTTGTTACGGCGATGGGTTTGTTCTTGCGTACTAGCTGGGGCGTTGCTGTTGCTCAGAAGGTTTACGCGACTGCTTGCGGGGTCACTACGGCTGCGCAAAACGCCTTGAACATTAGTTACGGGACGTTTCTGGCTTTGACGGGTGTGGGTCTCGTAGCTGTTGCTGCTGCGGCTGCTGCTATGTGGAGTTTCGCGAACAGCATGAACGCTGCAACGTCAAGCGTGCAAAGCTTCAATGAGGCAACGGCTGAGCTGCCTTCTCGTACTCGTAGTATTCAGCGTGCAGGTGAAGCCGAGCTTTACCGCCAAGGAGTTGAATAAGCGTTGAGCGTGGAAATTCCGAAGCTGACTATTGCAGTGGGTGCTGTTGGAGTTCCGCAAGGCGATGTGGTCGAAGCCCGAGTGCATTTGGGCGCCACGAAAGAGGTTAGCAGTTGGGAGCTGCTCCTGCAGAACTGGAATGCGAAGTACAGTCCAGGCGGGACTTATCCGCTTAGTGTTGGTCAGGATGGCTATATTTGCATTGGGCGGGGCGTGAATGTTCCTCAGATCATTACTACGCGGACTGAGCGCGTCAAGTATGAGTCAAGTCCTACGGAGAATTATGTTCGTGTGGCTGGGAGGTGCTGGGGCGAGAAGCTTTTTCGTCAGGTCATAACCAAGACGTATGCGAGCCAGAAAGGCGAAGCGATCGTTAAGGATCTGCTGGATTATCATTCGGGGCTTAGTCATGTCCGCGACTCAACGGAGCTTGTGGAAGATACGGACACGACTTTTACGCTGCTTGAGTATGAGAATACGCCTGTTTGGGATATTCTGCGTGCGATGGCTGAGGCGTGCGATAACGGAGGCGTTATCGGCTATGATTTCCGTATAGCTCCAGATGCAAAATTTGAGTTTTTTCCCAGAAACAGCAAGACAAGCCCCGTAAGCCTAAGCGAGAAGATTGAGTACAGCGCGTACAGTAAGGACATTTTCCGCGTCCGAAACAGGATCACCATCTACGGCGCAGCCGATAAGAGCGCTCCAAGCGATAAGGATGCTTGGACTGAAAGCTTGACGCCTGCGGATGGCGATTGGAGCGCGACGTCGGGCAGTATAAGCCTTGACACGGGAACGAAGATGAAGGGTTCCGCAAGCATCAAACTGTACGCGCAGAATCTCTATTACGGCGGCGCTGTGTTTACGCTTGATGCGGGTAAAGAGGTGAATGCGAATCTTTATTCGCTTTTGAATTTGTGGATAGTCCATGAGGAAGCGTATAATGGTCAGGGCGATTTGTCGCTTTTTGATCGTACTGGGAAGCAGGCTCTGCGTCCATTCACAATGGGCAAGGATGAATGGTTTAAACTTGAGCATAAGGTGGGCGAGAACAACGCTGACGGCTGGAACGTGGAGAGCGGCTTTGACTGGAACTACGTTTGGCAGGTTCGGGTAACTCTGTTTTTTGACGGCGTTGGTACTGGTAGTTTCTGGATCGATAACCTGTTCTTTGGAGGTCGCCGCTACAGCTCTATGCAGGAGAACGCATCGAGCCAGTCAGCTTATGGGCTTCGTGAATTGGTTGATACTGATGAGGAGCTTTACAGCGATAACGAATGCACACTGCGTGCCAAGGCGCTTCTTGCTCAGCTGAAGGATCCTGCAGAGTCCCTTACAATCCGCAGCACTGTTATCGATTATGGAGCGACGCCTCTTCTGCCAGGAGACAAAATCAACGTGGTTTTGCCTAACGAAAATGTGAACGCGGATTTCCGCATTCTAAGCGTTGAGTATTTTGTTGATGCCAGAACGCAGACGCTAGAGGTCACGTTGGAGTTGGGGCGTGAGGTTCCGCTTTTGGCTGATTACATGTACGCTTTACGGTCCAAAATCGGGCACGTGAGCAGATACAAGAAGGCGAGGTAGACACGAGCGATGAAGAACAGTTTGAGAAAAAAGATTGAGGGATTAAGTCCGGGAGACCTGATTTGCTGTGATTGGTGTGACGCTAGCACTGGTAAGACAAGCAGCAACGAGGGCGTCATTGACCTGCCTGTTCGTAGTTGGGGCGTCTTCGTCGGAATCTTCGGGAAGAGGACTAAGCATATCGTGTTGGCGCAGAACAGTTTTGAGTACGCTGATGGTCTCTTTGACTTGGATTATACTGCTATTCCGCTTAGCTGGGCTGTTGACGCCACGGTTTTGGTGAAGGCGCATTTTCCGTCTCAGGTCGCAAGGAAGCTGGTTAACAGCTTCTTGATGAAGAACTCGAAGATGTTCGTGCGGTCGAATCGTCCGCGCACGTTCTTTCAGAGGAGATTAAGCATACATGGTGGACATCATTAAGCGTGCTTTGACGCGAAGGCGGAAACAGCGGGGACGCGTGGTTACTGAGGAGCCTAACGAGAGCCTTGTGCACGTAGTAAAATTTAGCCTCGGCATGACCCTATGTTTAGCGGCTATCGAGATTGCGCATTTGGCGTTACTACGTACATGGAACAGCGAGATCTTTGCTGCAATAACTGGATTGAGCGGCACGGTCTTAGGAATTTTCGTGGGGCAAAAGTCATGATGGTTGATAAGCGTCTCTTCAAGATTCTGGAGTTTCCTAAGCATCTGCAGACCACGATTGTGGCGTTGTTGAAATTGGGAAGGGCTACTGCTGAAGAGGTGGCAAGCGCAACTGGAAAAGCACGAGCGGTTGAAAGTGCCTACTTGAATCAGCTCTTTGTCATGAAAATCGTTTCGAAATCCCGTAGCAGTCGTAAAGCGTACTTTCAGGTT